AAAAAGGCAAAAAATTATGGCAAGAAAAGTAGCAGGAAACACAAATTCCTCAAAAAAAGTAAGTAAACCAAAAAGAACAAGCATTGGCCGTGGATTTCACAGTAAATGTATGATGAATAAACACAAAAGACGAAGTTATAAGAAGTATAGAGGCCAAGGAAGATAATGCCAGGCGTTGCACGTAAAGATACAGACGCTGCCGGCGGCGTTGCAATTGAAGGAAGTGAAAATGTTTTTGTAAATAGTTTTGGAGTTGTTAGAATTGGCGATAGAGTTGCAGGACACGGATTGCCACCACATAGTCCATCACCACCTATGTCAGAAGGATCAGCAAATGTATTTGTAAATGGTATAGGAGTATGTAGAGACGGCGATTCAGCATCTTGTGGCGATATTATTAGTGGTTCTGATAATGTTTCAGTAAATTAATATAAATATACGTATGCCAAACTACGATGCTGGTTCTTTAAACAAAAGTAAAAGAGCCACAAAACAATATAGAGATTTAGATTTAGATTTTGGTCGTAATTCGGTAACAAATGATGTAAATAAGTTAACTGATATTGAAGCTGTTAAGAGAAGTATAAGAAATTTAATTAATACATCACACTTTGATAGACCTTTTCATCCAGAAATAGGTTCAAGTGTAAGAGCAATGTTGTTTGAGCCAATGACGCCTCTAACTGCATTGAATTTGCAAAGAAAAGTACAAGAAGTTTTGATTAATTTTGAACCAAGAATTAAATTAGTTCAAATAGTATCAAATCCGAATATTGATAGCAATTCATATGATTTGAGAATTTATTTTTACGTTATTGGTTCAAATGATCTAATAGAAGTACAAACATTTTTAGAAAGACTAAGATAAGATGGCAAGTAACAAATTAGAAGTATCAGATTTTGATTTTGATAGTATAAAAGCAAATTTAAAAACATTTTTACAAAGTCAAACAGAATTTCAAGATTATAATTTTGAAGGTTCAGGCTTTTCTATACTTTTAGATGTATTAGCATACAACACACACTATCTAGGCTTCAATGCTAATATGTTAGCAAACGAAATGTACTTAGACAGTGCTGACATACGAAAAAATATTGTGTCGTTAGCTAAAATGTTAAACTACACACCATCATCAGTAAGATCACCGGTAGCAAGTATAGATATTGAAGTAAATGATGCAACAGGCTCAACTTTAACAATGCCAAAGGGCACAATATTTACAACTACAGTTTCAGGAGTAGGTTATCAATATTTAACAAACGAAGATTATACAATTACTCCTACAAATGGTGTATTTAATTTTTCAGATGTAGATATTTACGAAGGTACTTTAGTTACATTTAGATATACAGTTGATAATGAAGATCCAGACCAAAAATACATAATTCAAAATGCAAATGCTGATACAACAACACTCAAAGTATCAGTACAAGAAAGTTCTACAAATACAACTACAAACATTTATTCATTAGCAGGTGGTTTTAATAGTGTTACAGATACATCTAAAGTTTATTTTTTACAAGAAGTAGATGATGGTAAATTTGAAGTTTATTTTGGCGATGGTGTTTTAGGTGCGGCTGTTTCAACGGGCAATATAGTTATTTTAGAATATATTGTTACAAATAGAGATGAATCAAATGGCGCTTCTACATTTACTTTAGCAACAAATATTGGTGGATTTTCTGATATTACAATTACAACTAATTCTATATCACAAGGTGGTAACGCTGCTGAATCTAAAGAATCAATTCGTTTTAACGCACCTTTAAGTTACGCAACACAAAATCGTGCCGTTACAACTTCAGACTATGAAACTATTGTAAAATCAATTTATCCTAATGCTCTATCAGTGAGTGCTTGGGGTGGAGAAGATGATGAAACTCCTGTTTACGGAACGGTAAAAATTGCAATCAAAGCAGCCAGTGGTTCTACGTTAACAGCTTCTACTAAAGCAAGTATAGTATCCTCATTAAGGCCATTTAATGTTGCTTCCGTAAGGCCAGTTATTGTAGATCCTGAAACAACTTCTGTTTTGATTACAAGTAATGTAAAATACGATTCAAGATTAACTACAAAATCAGCTGCAACTTTAAAATCAGATGTATTGAGTACTATTACCGATTACAATACAAACACTTTACAGAAATTTGATGGCATATTCAGATATTCAAAACTGTTAGGTTTAATTGACAATACAGATACAAGTATAGTATCAAATATAACAACAATAAAAATTAAAAAAACATTTACACCTATTTTAAGTTCATCTACAAAATATAACATATACTTTAGAAACGCATTATATAATCCTGTGTTAGGTTATAATGCTTCACAAGGTGGGATTTTAGAGTCATCAGGATTTAAAATAAGTGGTGACATAACTAACATTTATTTTTTAGATGATGATGGTATAGGCAATATAAGAAGATATAGATTATCAGGTGGAGTAAGAACTTATGCAAACAATACACAAGGCACTATTAATTATTCAACAGGACAAATTACTTTAAATTCATTAAATATAACAACGATAGAAAATATAAGAGGTGCAACTTCAACGGTTATAGAGTTAACTGTTAAACCAAATTCAAATGACATAATTCCTGTTAGAGATCAAATCATAGAGATTGATGTTACTAATTCTTTTATTACAGTTGAACCAGATACTTTTATAGGTGGTTCATCAGATGCTGGTATAGGTTACACAACAACAACTAGCTATTAGTTTTTATGGCTACATTTAAAGATAAACTTTCAAACTTAATAGCTTCACAAGTACCTGATTTTGTAATTGATGAACATCCTAAATTTTTAAAATTTTTAGAAACATATTATACATTTATGGAGGCTGCTGAACTATCAGTTATTTCCGTTGAAACTACAGACGGTATTCAATTAGAAACTCAAACAAACCAACAGAATCAATTAATATTAGATGGCTCTCGCATTGATTCTGATAGAACAGCATTAGATGAAGGCGATAAAATACTTTTAGAAAGTTCTACTTTTGGTAAATTTACAAGAGGTGAAACTATAAAAGGTGAAATTTCAAAAGCTACCTCTACAGTATTAACAGAAGATTTGGATAATAATAGATTAATTATTGTAGCACAAAATAAATTTATTAAAGGTGAAACAATCATTGGATTAACTTCAAATGCAAGTGCTGTAATTAGTAATTATAAACCAAATCCCGTAAACAGTATACAGGAATTATTAAATTTTAGAGATCCTGACAAGGTTATTTCAAATTTTTTAACTCAATTTAGAAATGAATTTTTGGTTACACTACCAGAAAATTTAAACGTTAATGTAAATAAAAGAAATTTAATTAAAAATATAAAATCTATATATCAAAAAAAAGGCACACAAATAGGACACGAAGTATTTTTTAGATTATTATTTAACGAAAATTCAGAAACTTTTTATCCACGTGAACAAATGTTAAGAGTATCAGATGGTAAATTTACATCTAATAAAGTTTTAAGATCTTTTAATATAACAGGAAATTCTTCAAATCTAGTTGGCAGAACAATAACAGGACAAACATCAGGTGCAACAGCTATTGTTGAAAACGTTACAGATTTTTTAATTGGTGTAAATCAAGTATCTGAATTTATTTTAAATGCGGATAGTATATTCGGTTCTTTTATTGTTGGTGAGGAAATTAGAGGAACTGCCAGTGACACAGATGATATTTTAATTAAGGCTACGGTTACAGGTATTCCCGTAACAAAAATAATAACAAATGCAGGTTCTTTACATTCTGAAATAGAACCCGTATCTATTATTGGAGGAGGTTCAGGTGCAATTATTCAAACAAAAACTATTTCAACGGGTGGCGTTACAGAAATACTTATTGATACTGCCGGTTCAGGTTACGATATTGGTGACAATTTAGTTTTTGCAAACACAAACACAAGTGGATCAGGTGCTGCAGGATTTATTTCTATTGTTAACGGAGCATTTACTCCTGAAGATAGCACAAGTACAACAGAAGATCATATTATATTGGAAGACGCAACAACCCAAACGGACACTTATACAGGAAATAAATTAATACAAGAATTGGGAACAGGTAATAGAGATGTAACTGATATATTTTTGTATAATAAAGGATATGGGTATAAATCTTTACCTATTGTTTCTATTTCTACAATTGCAGGTACAGGTTGCAATTTAAAACTTTTTAGCACAGAAATTGGCCAAGTATTAGATTTAAATACAGTGGAATTAGGAGTTGACCACCAATTATCTCCTACTCCGCCTACTTTGAATTTTTTTAAACCTTGTATAGTTTTAAATGCTTCTTTAGTTTTTTTAGAAGGAGAGATAGTCACAATAACAGGTGGAGTTTCTGCTACAGTTGTAAGTTATAATGCACCAAGAGGGTTATTAATTTTAAAAAATAATTCAGGAACAATTAATATAGATACGTTGGTTACAGGTGCAACTTCAGGAGCTACTGCTACAATAAAAAGATTAAATAATTCATTAGCTGTATTGACTGTAGGTGCAGTTGCTGATACTGATGGAATATTTGTAAACGAAGATGGATTTGTTTCTGAATCTACTATGAAAATACAAGATAGTTTATTTTACCAAGATTTTTCATATGTAATAAAAGTTGCTAGATCAATTAAAGACTGGAGAGATGATTTTAAAAAAACAATGCATACAGCTGGCTTTTATTTTGCAGGACAAGTTGATGTATATTCAAAAGTGAATGCTAAAATAAGATTTCCTATTACAGGCGCTGTTTCATCAACCATTGAATCTCCTTTATTCAGTGTTCTTAATACTTTATTTTCTACGATATTTGGCAGAAGATTGGGAACAATAGACGATGGAACTACTTTAAGAACCACAGCAACTGTAGGTGTTGCCGCAGATTTAAATACTTCAACAATTTCTCCTTTTTCTTCAACAACAAGAGATGTAACTTTATTCAGAAATCCTATAGGATTAACAATAACTCCTAGGTTAAGAGGTATATTTAATGATATAAATGTAATACAAGGTTTTGCCTATGCAGGTCCTCGTTATGATACTATTAATAAACAAGCTTTAAGTGCTTTTATAAGAACAACAGACACAAATTATTCTATATCAGAATTAAGTAATAATGTTACATTCGGTACAAGAACAATATTAGATGGAGTAGATAATACATTATTATTTTGTTCTTCAGAATTAGGCAGAAAAATTAAAACAAAGTTAACAATACCTGCTGAAATTACAATAACAACTACACCATAAGTGAGTATAAATAATAGTAGGTTTGAATAACTTGTATAAATATAACAAAAGAAACTAAAAACTATGCCAGCAATTATAACAAATAAGTTTAGAATCAACAACGCTGAACAATTTAGCGAATCATTTACAGAAGCCTCACCAGAAGTATATTATCTAGGTATTGGTAGACCTCAAGCATTTGCTACACAAATTAGAGGTGATTTAAGATCAGACAATCAAGGTACAGATTCGGCTGCAATAACACCAGCAGACAGTGTTATAGAAGAATTTAATACGTTTGATGATTTATTGGCAGTTAAAAAAATTACATCTTCAGATGTTTCCTTTGTAATACCAAGAAGAAACTGGATTACAAGCACTGTTTATGATTATTATAGACACGATTACGGAAACAGAATTACAGGCACAACTACAACACAAACAGCAAACAGCGGTGCAACAACTTTATTTGATGCAACGTTCTATGTATTAACTGCAGCAAGAAATGTTTATAAGTGTTTAGATAATAATGGTAATGCAGCTTCAACTACAGAACCAACAGGCACATCTACAGGAATTTTAACAACTGCTGATGGTTATAAGTGGAAATATATGTACACTTTATCAGCAACACAACAAGCAAATTTTTTATCAACAGATTTTATGGCCGTTGTTACAGATGCTACCGTATCTGCAGCTGCCGTTAATGGATCTATTAATATATTAAAAATTAAATCTGGAGGTACAGGTGGTACAAACGGAACATTTACAGGTATACCAATTAGAGGAGATGGTACAGGCGGAGTTATTTCTGCTACAGTATCAGGAGGAATTGTAGTATCAGTAACAGTTACAAACGCTGGTTCAGGTTATACAATTGCTTATATACGAAATGCGGACATAGTATCTCAAGGAGCAACAGGTTTAACAGATTGTGAAATAGATGCAATTATTCCACCAAGAGATGGACACGGGTTTAATGCAGTAAAAGAATTAGGTGGTTTTTTTGTAATGTTAAATGCAAGTTTGGAAGGAACTGAATCTGCAAACACTGGAGATTTTACTGCTGAAAATGATTTTAGAAGAATTATTTTATTAAGAAATCCTTTTTCAGGCGGTTCAGCAGCTTCTTCTACAACATTAAGAGCGACAAAAGCGGTTAGATTTACTGGTACTCCAGGAACTTTTATAGTTGATGAAAAAATTACTCAAGCAACTACGCTTGCTGTAGGTAAAGTTGTAGAGTGGGACTCTACTAATAAAATATTACATTACATACAAACAAGATTTAATGACGAAGGACTTAGTTCTTTAGGTAACAGAACAGCATTTTCAGGAGCAAATGTTATTACAGGTGCAACTTCAGGTGCTACAGGTACACCAAGTGCAACAGCAAGTGAAACTGCTGACCAAATTACATTTACAAGTGGTTATAAAGATACAGAATTAGATAGACATAAAGGCGATGTTTTATATATTGAAAATCGAGCACCTATAACAAGAGCGGCGGATCAAACCGAAAATATTAAATTAGTAATTGAGTTTTAGGGAGATTTATGCCAAGTCCAACAGACTTTAACCTTTCACCTTACTTTGATGACTACGCTGAGTCAAAGAAATTTCATAGAGTTCTTTTTAGACCAGCATTCGCAGTACAGGCTAGAGAATTAACACAATCACAAACAATTCTTCAAAATCAAATTGAAAGAATATCAGATCATCTTTTTGAAAAAGGCGCTATGGTTATTCCAGGAGAAATTGCTTTTGATTTAAATTATTACGCTGTAAAACTTACATCTAAAACATACGCCACAGTTGCTGAATATATTGGTAAACAATTAACAGGAGTTACGTCAGGTGTTGTAGGTATTTGTATAAATGCTGTTGCAACCGACGGAACAGATCCAGATACTTTATATATTAAATATAATAAAACAGGAACAAATAATACATCTTTTACTTTTACATCAGGCGAAACAATACAAGCCAGAACAATAGGAAGTGCAACTGTTTTAGCAACCGCTGTAGTTAATTCAACTGCTACAGGTGCTGCAGCTAGTATAGCTGAAGGAATTTATTACATAAATGGTTTTCACGTTTCAGTATCAGAACAAACATTAGTACTAGATAAGTACACAAATACACCTAGTTATAGAGTCGGACTAACAATAACAGAATCTTTTATTACTTCAAATGATGATGTTACTTTAGTTGATAATGCTCAAGGGTCATCAAACGTAAATGCACCAGGAGCTCACAGATTTAAAATAGATTTAACATTATCTAAAAAAACACTCACATCAATAGATGATACCAACTTTGTAGAATTATTAAGATTATCAAATGGTATTAGACAAAACCAAGTTCGTTCAACAGAATATGCAATATTAGAAGATACATTAGCAAGAAGAACATATGACGAATCAGGAGATTATACTGTAAAAGATTTTGATTTAGATATAAGAGAACATTTAATATCAGGAAATAATAGAGGTATTTTTACATCAGGTAACGGTGGTGTTGAAACTAAATTAGCTGCAGGTTTATCACCTGGAAAAGCATATGTAAAAGGTTAT